CCGGGGCATGATCTCCGGGTCGAGCTTCACCACCAACAACATCGGCTTGGTGGAAGCCCGCGAAGTGACCGGCCGCTACCAAGACAAGCAGGCCCAGGACGTTGCGCACTCCACGCGCATCGCCTACATGGCCGACTTCGACATCGGCCCGCTGGTGGTCGATGGCTTTGACCTGCCCAAGCTGGTGGCCGACCCGACCTACAAGTACGTCGAACTGCTGGTGGCTGCCGCCAACCGCCGCAAGGACAAGACGATCTACCGCGCCCTGCTTGACACCGCCCCGACCCGCACGACCGAAGGCGGCGCGCTGACCAACACGGCGATCCCGGCTGGCCAGCAGATCGCCGCTGGTGGCACGGGCTTCACCAAAGCCAAGATCCTGCAGGCCAAGGCGCTGTTCCGCACCAACGAGGCCGACGAGTTCAACGGCGAGGAGCTGTATCTGGCCTACGACGGCGTGATGCTGCGCCAGTTGCTGAGCGACACCACCCTGACGAGCGCCGACTTCATGACGGTGCAGATGCTGCAGACCGGCAGCCTCGCGCAGAAGTGGTGCGGCTTCACCTGGCTGCCGTACAACGCCCTGGATGTGCCGGCCGGCAACACCTCGCGCACCATCGCTTGGGCGAAGTCCTCGCTGCAACTCGGCACCGGCATCGACGCCAAGACCGACGTCAGCGAGAACAAGAGCAAGCGCGGCCACCCGAACGAGGTGTACGGCTGGCTGTCGCTGGGCGCTGTGCGCCAGGACGAGAAGAAGGTCGTTCAGATCGACTTCGCCAACAACGTCTGACCCGCAACCTGACCATCAAGGAGCCCAACCATGGCCATCCAATCGACCCAGTACGCGGGCCTGACTGCCGTCCCCCGTGTGAAGCCGTCCCCCGTGGACAGCGGCAACAGCATCAAGATGTTCCGCTTCACCACGCCCACCACCTACGCCGCGCAGGCTGCGAACGAACTGTGGGACATGGGCATCATCCCGGCCGGCAGCCTGATCCTGCCGTTCGGTGTGGTGGAGAACGCGACCAACGCCGCATCGGTGACGCTGGCCATCGGCCTGCGCACGCTGGCTGCCGGCACGGTGATCTCGGCCACCCAACTGTTCGCCGCCACGGGGATCACCACGGCTGCCCGCACCACGATCAACAGCGGCGCGGCCTTCACGGCCGGCACCGGCTACGTCTGCACCGAGGACATGATCGTCTACGGCACCTTTGCGGGTGCGACGACCACCGCCAACGCGCAGATCTCGGTGTATCTGCCGGTCGTGACCATCGACTGATGACGCGCCCCCGCGTCTGACCTGCGGGGGCCATTGCGCCCCCGCTTTTGCTTGAGGCACCGCATGTCCGTCTCGCCCGTCTCGATCTGCTCCAACGCGCTGCTGATGCTGGGCGACAACCCGATCAGCAGCTTCGACGACACCAGCGACCGGGCGCGGCTGGCCTCCAATCTGTGGCCCAGCGCCAGGGACTACGTGCTGCGCCTGCACCCGTGGAATTGCGCGGTGCGCCGCGTGGTGCTGAACCCCGACGAGGAGGCGCCGGCCTTCGACTGGGCGTATCAGTTCACTCTGCCGGGTGACTTCCTGCGCATGCTGCAGGCCGGTGCGCTGATCGATGGGCGCATGCCCTACAAAATCGAGTCTGGCAAGGTGCTGTGCGATGTGTCTAGCCTGCCGGTGCGCTACATCTGGCGCAACGAGAACCCGGCCACTTGGGACAGTTCGCTGGTGTGGGCGATGACCACCGCCATGCGCTGCATCTTCGCCTACGGCATCACGGCGTCCACCACGCTGGAGCAGGTCATTGACGCGGCGCTGCGCGACATCTTGAAGCGGGCCCGCGCAGTTGACTCGCTGGAGGACGCGCCCGATGCGCTGGACGATTCGCCGCTGACCGATGCCCGCTACCTGGGCCGGGGCAACTACTGATGCCCCGCGTTACCCTTACGCAGAGCAGCTTCAACGCGGGTGAACTGTCCCCGCGTGTGCAGGGCCGCACCGATCTGGACCGCTACCAGCAGGGTCTGAAGCGCTGCCGCAACGCACACTCGACGCTGCATGGTGGGGTCAAACGCCGGGCCGGCACGGTCTATACGCTGCCCGCGATCACCAACACCGCAGACGCCAGCATCTTGGTGCCGTTCGTGGTGGGGCGGGATCGGGCTTGGATGCTGGAGTTCAGCAATCTTTCGGTGCGGGTGCTGAACGCAGACGGTACAGACGCGGGTGTGACCCTGACCACGCCCTACGCCACGGCGCAACTGGGGCAGATCGACTGGGCACAGTCCGACGCCACGATGTTCCTGTTCAGCCCTACGCAGCCCATCCACCGGCTGCAGTTGCTGGGCACATCAACCTGGGTGCTGTCTGAGGCCCCGCTGACCACTCAGCCGTTCGCCGAAACCGGGTACACGCCGGCCATTGCTGCCACGCTGGACAGCGCCGCAGTGGGTTCGCGCACGCTGACGGCTGGCGCTGCTGCGTTCCTGGCGTCCGACGTTGGCCGCGTGCTGACATCCGACGCAGGCGTCGGGCAGGTTACCGGATTCACCAGCACCACCGTGGTGTCGGTGAACGTCACCCGCGCATTCAGCAGCACCGCGCTGGCGTCGGGGCAGTGGACGCTGGACAACAGCCCGCAGACGACCTGCACGCCCAGCGCGAAAGATCCCATCGGCGCAGTCATCACCCTGACCCTGGCAGCCAACGGCTGGCGAGCGGCCGACGTGGGCAGCATGGTGCGGATCAATGGCGGGCTGTGCCGCATCAGTGGCTACACCTCGGCGCTGGTTGTGGATGCCACCATCGTACGGGTGCTGGATGGCACGGTCGCTGCGCCTGCTCTGTCGTGGAGCCTGGAGCCGCCCGCATGGTCTGCTGTGCTGGGCTACCCGCGCACCGGCACGGTGTCGCAGCAGCGGCTGGTGGCCGGTGGGACAACCCGCTACCCGCGCACCGTGTGGGGCTCGCGCATCGGTGAACTGCTGGACTTTGAACTGGGCACCGACGATGACCTGGCTTGGTCGTTCACCATCGACAGCGACGAGGCCAGCGCCATCGCCTACGTCACCAGCACGCCGGACCTGATCGTGCTGACCGAGTCGGGTGAGTACAGCATGCGCGGTGGAGTCGAGAAGCCCGTCACCCCGACCAACGTGCGGGTGCGCCAGGAAAGCAATTACGGCTGCGCTGCGGTGCGCCCGGCCCTGGTGGGGCGTGAGACGCTGTTCGCCCAACGTGGCGCGACCAAGCTGCGAAGCCTGGGCTACCGCTACGACTTCGACGGCTACGCTGCACCGGACATCGCCGCGCTGGCTGACCACATCCCCAAGCCCGGCATGCGCTGGCTGTCGTTCCAGCAGGAGCCCGAGCAACTGCTGTGGGCTGTGCGCTCCGATGGCAAGTTGCTGTCCTGCACCATCGACCGCGATCAGCAGCCGGCCGTGATCGCCTGGGCGCTGCATGACCTAGGCGGCGTGGTGGAGTGCACCGCCGCAATCCCCCGGGACAACCGCGACGAGGTTTGGCTGATCGTGCGCCGCACCATCAACGGCGCGACCGTGCGCTACCTTGAGCGGCTGGACGAGACCTTCGAGCCGATCCACCCGAGCATCACCACGGACGGCCCGATCTACGGCACCACCGTGGATTGCGGCATCGTGGTGGACAACCCGGCAGGGCAGACATCGTTCACCGTGGCGCACCTGATCGGGCAGGCGGTGGACATCGTGGCCGATGGATCCAAGATGCCACGGCAGACCGTGCCGCCAGGTGGCGTCATCACACTGCCGCGTTCGTCCAAGCGCACGCTGATCGGCTTGCCGTTCCGGTCTGAAGTCATGCTGCTGACGCCCGAGTTCGCAGGCGCAACGGGCAGCCAGCAGGGCGCACCGGCACGGACTGGCGAGATGGTGCTGCGGTTCCTCGACACCATCGGGGCACAGGTGGTGCGGTCTGGTGGCGGGGTGCAGGACGTGCCGTTCCGCAGCTTCGGCGTCGGCATCCTCGACAACGCGCCCGAGCCGTTCACCGGCCTGATGCGCGTGTCTCTGCTGGGCTGGGAGCGCGGCGAGTCCGAGATCAGCGTGATTCAGGACGACCCCATGCCCATGCATCTGCTGTCCGTCACCCGCACGCACACGACCAACTGATGCTGACCATCGAAGACGCCACCCCCGAGGACGCCCAGCGCCTGGCCGCTGCCTTGCGTGATGACGACGCGGCCGAGTTGCGCGCTGCGGGCCTGACGGTGCAGCAGGCGCTGACTGGTGTCCGGTGCCAGGCGCTGCGCTACGACGGCGAACTGGTGGCGCTGTTCGGCTGCCAGCCGTTCCCGGGCAAGCCTGATGCTGGTGTGCCGTGGATGCTGTGCACTCAAGCGCTGCCGCGTGTTCCCCGCCGAGCCATGGCCATGTTGTCCGATCAGGTGCTGAGCGGCTGGCAGGCCACGCACGCCGAACTGTCCAACCTTGTGCACCGCCGCAACGAGCAGGCGCTGCGGTTCGTGCGCTGGCTGGGGTTCAACGTCCACCCGCAGCCCTGCGGCCCTGGCGCCGAGTTCTTTCTGTTCGACTGGAGGCGGTCATGTGTGACCCCGTGACGATGACCTTTGCTGCGGTGCAGGCCGTGGGCGCTGTCTCTCAGGGCATGTCTGCCAGGAAGGCAGCCAACGAGCAGGCGCGGCAGTACGAACTGCAGGCGGCGACCGAGCGCGACAACGCCCAGGCCGAGGCCGAGCAGATCCGCCAAGAGGGCAGCGCAGCCCGTGGGCAGACGCTGGCGGCTCTTGCCGGGTCGGGCGTGACGGTGGGGCAGGGCAGCGCGCTGGAGGCCGAGCGCCAGGTGGTGGACAGCTACGTGCACGACGAGTACATGGCGATCCTGACCGGCGACAGGCGGGCGGGCGCGATGCAGGAGACGGCGCGGCAGACCCGCAAGGCTGGGCGTGATGCGATGCGGGCTGGCCTCATCAACGCTGGCACCTCGTTGTTGTCGTCTGGTGCACAAGGCATGCGGGCCACAGGCTTTCGCAGCGCTGGTCCTGGTTGGTCGGGCACGCAGGCCCCGGCTCCTGTGGAGTCGCGCACTCCAACGCCCGTGTTTCGCGGCTACGGCGGGAGGTACTGATGGCCACCATCCCGCTGGGAGGAAATGCAGGCCGGGCCATCCCGGGCCGCGCACCTGTCGTTCAGATCCAAGAGTCGGGCACCGCGGCAGGCCGGGCCGTGCAGCAGCTGGGCGCCACTGGCGTGCAGGCTGGCATTCAGTTTGCCGCCGACGAGACTGCGCGCCAGCGCGACGAGATGCGCCGGCAGGAGGCCACCGCCGAAGCCGCAGCCCGAGCGAAGGACGCGCTGCAGTTGCAGCAGACCGAGGACAAACTGACCGACCTGCACGACGAGATTGGGGCCGGCGTGCTGCAGGGCACGATCCCCAAGGCCGACGCCGAGAAGGTTTGGCGCGAGCGGTCGCAGAAGGTGACGGCTGACGCGCTGCCGGGCTTCCGCGACGGCACCCGCGAACTGGTGGCGCCCCGGCTGACTGGCGCGGCCGACCGGCTGGGTAACACGCTGCGCCGCACGGTCGAGAAGAAGGACCGCCAGGATGTCACCGCCGACATGACCACGCGGTTGGAGCGGCTGAGCCGGGACTACCAGACGGACCCGCAGCGCGCCGATC